AAGTCCCCGGAGACACCGGCCTGGTGCGCCTCGCAGCCTCTGAGGTGCTCCATATTCCGGGTCTGGGTTTTGATGGGCTGGTGGGCTACAGCCCGATAGCGATGGCGAAGAACGCTATTGGCATGGCGCAAGCCTGCGAGGACTACGGGGCTTCTTTCTTCGCTAATGGTGCTGCTCCGGGTGGTGTGTTGGAGCATCCGGGGACGATCAAGGATCCAACGAGGGTGCGTGAGTCGTGGCAGGCCACGTTTGGTGGGGCGAAGAACGGAAACAAGATCGCCGTGCTGGAAGAGGGCATGAAGTACACGCCTATCAGCATGTCTCCGGAGCAAGCCCAGTTCTTGGAGACCCGTAAGTTCCAGATGGGTGAGATCGCGCGCATCTTCCACGTCCCACCCCACATGATCGGGGACCTGGACAAGTCCTCGTTTTCCAACATTGAGCAGCAGTCGTTGGAGTTCGTGAAGTACACGCTGGACCCGTGGGTGATCCGCTTCGAGCAAGCGATAACCGCGAAACTCCTCACCGAGGCGGAGCGGCGCAGCGTTTACGTGAAGTTCAACCTCGAAGGTCTGCTGCGCGGCGACTACGCATCCCGCATGAATGGTTACGCGGTCGCGCGGCAGAACGGGTGGATGAGCGCTAACGACATTAGGGAACTAGAGAACCTGGACCGCATCGACGAAGCCGAGGGTGGGGACTTGTATTTGGTGAATGGGAACATGCTGCCCCTGAACATGGCCGGAGCCTACGCAACCAAACAACCAGCAGCCGACTCGGCAGCACCCGATCCGCGAGATTTTGGAGGTATGAGACGTGAGTAGACGATTTTGGAACTGGCAGACGCCAGACCCGAACAGCCCGAATCCCGATAGTGGGGTTCGGGTTTTGCATATCAACGGCCCGATTGCGGAGGAATCGTGGTTCGACGATGACGTGACCCCAGGCCTGTTCGCCAGTGAACTAAACGCGGGCAGTGGCGAGGTTGTCATCTGGTTGAACAGCCCTGGTGGTGACGTGGTCGCTGCCGCCCAGATTTACAACATGCTGATCGACTACCCAGCCCACGTCACCGTCAACATTGATGGGGTCGCCGCGTCAGCAGCTTCCGTGATCGCCATGGCCGCCTCGACGGTTGCGATGTCGCCGGTGTCGATGATGATGATCCACAACCCGGCAACGTTGGCGGTTGGGGACGAGGCGGAGCTGGGCAGGGCCATCGACATGCTCGCCACCGTCAAGGAATCCATCATCAACGCCTACGAGGTGAAAACCGGCCTGGACCGCAAACGCCTCGCGAAACTCATGGATGCCGAGACGTGGATGGACGCGAGGGCCGCCATTGACCTGGGCTTCGCCGACCGCCTCATCACCAACACCAAGACAGTCGTCGTGGAGGTCGATGAGGACGCGGGCGGCACAGAGGAAGGCGAGTCCGGCCGGGCCACAGCGTCTGGTCGTGGCGTGGTGTTCTCTGCCCGCAACGCTGACCGCCAGTTGCTGAACAAGATCACCAGCCACCAACCCCAACCCGCGCCTCCCCAGCCGGAGGCTTCTGGGCGGCGGTTGGTGGATTTGTATGCCGACCTCACCCAACGAACCAAATAGAACCCACTTTCTGGAAGGAACACTCTGATGTCACTAACCGCTACCGACCTACGCACCCGCCGAGCTGAGACCTGGGAGAAAGCCAAAGCGTTCTTGGATGAGCGCCGCGACGCTGACTCCGGTTGCCTGTCCGCTGAGGATGACACCACGTATGCGCGTATGGAAGCCGAAATCGACACCCTCACCACCGAGATTGCTCGCGCAGAGCGCGCCACCCGCTTCGAGGCGGACATGGCCCGCGCCCAAACCACGCCGCTGACCTCCATGCCCGGCATGAACCGCGAAGACACCGCTGGGGAGGTGAAGACCGGGCGGGCAGCGGATTCGTACAAGCGTGCGTTCTGGGATGCGATGCGCCTGAACGCTTCACCCATGGAAGTCCGCAACGCATTGAGTGAAGGCGTGGACTCTGAGGGCGGTTACCTGGTGCCCGACGAGTTCGAACACACCCTGGTCGACGCTCTCGCGGATCAAAACGTGATGCGCGGCCTCGTCAAAGTCATCCAAACCACCAGCGGGGACCGCAAGATTCCCGTTGTCTCAACCCATGGCAGTGCGTCCTGGTTGGACGAAGGTAAGCCGTATGTTGAGTCCGACGAAGCCTTCTCTCAGGTGTCTTTGTCGGCGTTCAAGCTCGGCACCTTCCTCAAAATCAGCGAAGAACTCCTGAATGATTCGGCTTTCAATGTTGAGGCATACCTCGCCACCGAGTTCGCCCGACGTATTGGCGCTGCCGAAGAAGAAGCGTTCCTCGTAGGTGACGGCAAAGGCAAGCCGACCGGTCTGCTGGACGCGACTGCGGGTGCCCAGGCTGCGGTCACGACCGCTAAGGCCACCGACATTAGTGCGGATGAGTTGATTGATCTGCATTACGCGCTGCGTGCCCCGTATCGGAAGAACGCGGTGTGGCTGACTAACGACTCCACAGTCAAAGCGATCCGGAAGCTGAAAGACGGGAACGGCCAGTACCTCTGGCAGCCCGCCCTGACTGCGACTACGCCGGACACGGTGCTGGGCCGACCAGTGCATACGTCGGTGTTTGTTCCTGAGATGAAGGCTGGAGCCAAGACCGTGGCGTTTGGTGACCTGGTGTATTACTGGGTGGCTGACCGTCAGGGACGCTCCTTCAAGCGTCTCAATGAACTGTTCGCCACCACCGGGCAGGTCGGGTTCCTCGCCAGTCAGCGCCTGGACGGGAAGTTGATTCTTCCCGAGGCGGTCAAGGTGCTCACCCAGAAGGCAGGCGCGTAACAGCAGGCAGGTAAGGAAGGAGGTGGCAGAAATGAGCGACCAGCAAACAATCCCGGAACCGGTGACTTTGGAAGACCTGGTAACTCAGACCAAGGCGAACTTGGTCCTGGAACACGACCGGGATGACGCGCTGGTGGCTGAAATGGTTACAGCCGCGCTCTCGTATGCCACCTCCTTCCAACACCTCCCCGAAAACCACTACCAGGACCACTCGATGCCGGGTTCAACCAGGCAGGCAGTGGTCATGCTGGCCTCGCACTTTTACGAATCGCGGGACGGATCCACGGGCGGATTTTACGCCGACAACACGAACGCTTCTGCTGCCGTGTGGGTAGCAGTCAACCGGCTCCTAGTGCTTGACCGAGATTGGAAGATGTAAGTCATGTCGTTTGGGAAGATGAACACCCCAATCACCATCTGTGAGGCCGAAGTCGTTACTGACACGTCCGGTTTTCAGGAAACCCAGTACCTACCTATCGCCACCACCAGAGCATTCGTGGAAGCGCGGCATGCGACCAGTGCGTGGGTGAACCGCGCCGCGTTTAGTAAAGCCACGCATTCGTTTCGTCTCCGCATGATCCCCGGCCTAGACGTCATCAGCGGCTTGGTGGTCGAAGCGGGCGGGAAACACTACACGGTCGAGAGTGTGGAAGACGTAAGAGGTCGAGGACGCTATTTGGAGATCCTCGCCAAACTCACCGAACCGCAAGGAACCGGTCATGGCTCGGGCTGAGGTGAAAATGCCCAACCAGATCATCGACGAACTCACCCGCCTCGGCGGCGACCTCGACCACCTGGCGGAAGAAACCCTGAAAGCCGGAGCAGCCGTAGTCACACCCAAACTGGCGGCGAACCTGGCCGGAGCAATCGGCAGAGACACCAAAGCACCACCCCGGTCGACCGGGCAGTTGGCTTCAGCTTTGGGTGTCACGCCGGTGAAAACCGGGAGGACTGGGGACCACAACTTGAAGGTCGGGTTTGCCGAAAACCGCAGTGACGGCAGGTCGAATGCGTTGGTGGCGAATGTCCTCGAATACGGCAGGTCCAACCAGACTGCGCGTCCTTTCCTCGCGCCAACCCGGTCGCAGACGCGGACGGCGTGCATTGAAGCCATGAAAACCCGACTGAGCGCCTTGATTGATGAGGAGTTACCCAAATGAGTGAATCCCTCCTGGAAACCCTCACCCGCATCTGCGGGCACCTGGGTTTGCCGGTCAGCGTCGGCAACCACGCTGGAACACCCGCACCAGACACCTACGTGGTCCTAGTGCCTCTGGCGGAAACGTTCGAAGTATTCGCCGATGAACTGCCGGGAGCGGAGTTGATCGAGGTCAGGGCCAGCCTCTTCACCAAAGCCCACTACCAACACGTCGCCCAAGCCCTCACCCGTGAACTACTGGCCGAAGGCGTGACCATCACTGGCAGGCGCTACGTCGGATACGAAGATGACACGAAATACCACCACTGGGCGGTAGATGCCGCCATCCCACAATCCCTGTTTTAGGCCCTCTTCTGAAAGGACACACGAATTATGGCAACTATTGGTTTGGATCGGCTCTACTACGCGCCGATCACAGAGAACGCTAAAGGCGAAGAAACCTACGCGGGCCCCAAACCCCTGGCGAAAGCTATCAGCGCGGAACTGTCCGTGGAACTCGCTGAAGCGATCCTGTACGCCGATGACGGGGCAAGCGAGATCGTCAAAGAGTTCAAGTCCGGCACCCTCTCCTTGGGTATCGATGACCTCGGAGCCGATGTCGCAGCCGACCTGGTTGGCGCAAGGCTGGATAAGAACAACGTACTGATCTCCACCAGCGAAGACGGCGCAGGCTCAGTCGCGGTCGGCTTCCGCGCTCGTAAGGCGGACGGGACGTTCAAGTATTTCTGGCTCTACCGCGTCAAATTCGCAGTCCCCGCCACGAGCCTTGCCACCAAGGGTGACTCGATCACTTTCTCCACACCCACGATTGAGGGCACCATCCTGCGGCGCAACAAGCCGGATGCGACGGGCGCGCACCCGTGGAAAGCGGAAGTCAGCGAGGGCGAGTCAGGGTCGGGCGCAGTGGTGTCCGCTTGGTATGACGCGGTCTACGAACCCACCTACACAGCTGGCGGCCAGGGAGAGGGCAAGTAAATGAGCGCCAAAACCAAAGACAAGACCAGCGAGCCGGTTGACGCCGCTGAGCGGTCAGCTTCGATCACGGTTGGCGGCAACGGTTACGAGCTGCTCCTCACCACCAGGGCGACTCGGGAGATCGCGGGACGCTTCGGCGGCCTAGAGAACCTGGGCGACACGTTGATGGCGGCGGAGAACTTCGAACAATCCCTGTCCGACCTGATCTGGCTGATCACGTTGCTGGCGAACCAGAGCATCCTGGTCCACAACCTCACCCACCCCGACGACCAGCAGACTCTGCTGACCGAGGAAGCGGTGGAGTTGCTGACCGTTCCGGGTGACCTGGTCGATTACAAGGACGCCATCGCTGAGTGCCTCACGCGCGGTACCAAACGAAACATCGTCAGCGGGGCCGACCCAAAAGCGCCCGCAACACAGGAGTAGATACCGATTCGGCGGTGTTCACCAGGCTGCTCTACCTCGCCAGTGCTCATTTGGGTTTGGCGGGCGTGCAGTTCTGGCTCACCCCCTTCGGCCTGCTCCTGGACCTCGTGGAGTGCTGGAAACAAGAAACCGGGCGAGCACGCCCGTATCGGGAAGTGTTCATCGACGAGATCATCCCGCCGGGCATCTGAGTTGACGCCGGTCAGTAGTACCAGCTGTCGGCTTGCCGGTATGACTTCTGGAGGACTTCCAGCACGTCGCAGTCCTTCTGGCCGCAGGCACACCCGCCTTTATCGAGGATGTGCGTCTGCTGGAGAGCTTCAACGACGCCGCGGAAGCGATCTCTTGCTTGCAGCGCAGCAGCCACTTGTTCGCGGCGGGACTTGTCTATCTCCGCCAATCTCGCGTTCTCACGTTTCGTCTCCCTTGTCATGTGGCGCGCCTTGTTGACCGCATCCACCAGATGCCCTTGATGATCCCGCAGCATTTGGAGTTCCTGTTCAGGCGTGTCGGCGCCGTGCCCTTCACAAAGCGGGCAGACGGCAATTTCCATGCTGGTCTCGTCAGTCCCGCGCCACAGGTACTCAATCCCGCAGCAGCTGCAAATCCTGGGCCGCTCAAAAGCGCGTTCTCCTGAGTATCCGACGCCGTACGGATTCTTCTTGATCGCCATATTTCCATGCTAACCGGAGCCTCCGACATAAAAAGGCACCTGTCTCGCGAAAGGCGGTAATCGTCGTGGCTGATTCGTCTTTTGGTTTGAAGATTGGCCTAGAGGGTGAACGCGAGTTCAAGCGCGCCATCAGCGACATCAACCGGGAAATGCGTGTCCTGGGGACCGAACTCAAGCTCGCGGCCACCAGTTTCGAAGGCACGGACAAGTCTGCTGCCGCTTTGACGGCTCGGAGTGCTGGTTTGGTGCGGGAGATTGACGCTCAAAAGTCGAAAATCACTGAGCTGGAGCGGGCGCTGGCGAACGCGTCGGAGTCGTTTGGGGAGTCGGATCGGCGCACCCAGAACTGGCAGATTCAACTCAACCAGGCGAGAACCGCGTTGGCGGGGATGGAGAAGGAACTCTCCGCCAACGACAAAGCGTTGTTGTCCAACGCTGACCGGTATGACGCCCTCGGTAAAGAGATCGATGAGACGGTCAAGGCTTATGTGGCGGTGAAAGCCGAGTACGGCGAAAACTCCCAAGAAGCCAAGACGCTGGAAGCACGGTTGAAGACTCTCACGGCTGAGCAGGAGGCGGCGGGTAAGGCGGCGGACGCGGAGGAAGATCAGGTCCGTGAGGTAACTGAATCTTTGGGTCAGTACACGCGCGGCACCAAGGAAGCCGCCCAAGAGACTGAACAGACCTCTTCAAAGATCAAGAACGTGACCGGCGCGTTCGCCACCGTTGGTAAGGCCGTGGTCGGGGCTTCGGTTGCTGTTGGTGCGGCGGCGGTCGCGGCGGGCGCTGGCATGTTCAAACTCGCCTCCGACGCTGCGGCTAGTGGCAGGGAGATCAACAACACCAGTCAGAAACTTGGACTCTCACGTGAGGGCTTCCAGGAATGGTCCTACATCCTCAAGAAGTCCGGCACCAGTGTCGATGTGCTGGGTATTGGGATGAAGACCCTGCAAAAGACCATGGGCGGGATGACCGAAGACGGCGACAGCGCCTCCAAAGCCTTCGAAGCCGTAGGACTCTCATTCGACGAGGTGAAAGGCAAAAGCCCCGAAGAAGCGTTGAACCTGACCATTGCCGCGTTGCAGGGCATGCCGAGCGACGCCGACCGCACTGCTGCCGCGCTGAAGCTGTTCGGCAAAGGCGCAATGGAACTCCAACCCCTGCTCAACAAAACCAGCGAAGACACCGACGAACTACGCCAAAGGGCTCACGACCTTGGCCTGGTCATGTCGGATGAGCAGGTGGATGCGGCGGGTAAGTTCAACGGCGCGATGGGCCGCGTCAAAGACACCGTGGGCGGCTTGAAACTCCAACTCTCCAACGCATTGTTGCCCGCGTTTGCGGATGGGATCAGCGCGCTGTTGGATTTTGCGCAGGGCGCTGAGGGTGGCGAAGAAAAGATGCGGGCCGCCGTTGACGGGATGGTCGAGGCGATCACTACCACCATCCCTGAACTGGTTGATCGAGGCACCCAGATCATCAGCGCCCTAGTGGAAGGGATCTCTCAGGCCCTCCCGGGTGTGGTGGGAGCGATCAGCGCCGCGGTACCCGAAATACTCGGGGTCATTGCCGGGCTGATCCCCGTCCTGGTTCAAGTGATCATGGACGCCGTACCACTCCTGGTGTCCGCGATCCTGGACGCTTTACCGGTAGTGGTGGACGCGGGAATCCGAATCATCCTGGCACTGGCCCAGGGACTGACCGACATGCTGCCCGAGTTGTTGCCGGTGGCGATTTCGGCGTTGGAGGCCATCGTTACCGGCCTCATCGACGCACTACCACTCCTGCTGGACGCAGCCCTGCAGTTGATCGTGGGCCTGGTGACGGGGTTGTTGGAAGCGATCCCAGTGTTGATTGAGGCACTACCCGCGATTGTGGATGCGATCGTGGGCTTCTTCACCGAATCAATCCCGATGATCATTGACGCGGGCATCGCATTGTTGACCGCTTTGGTTGAAGCCTTGCCCCAAATCATTACCGCTGTGGTGGCAGCAATCCCCAAGATCGTTACCTCTATCATCAATGCCGTTATCGGGGCGATCCCACTGCTCATTGATGCGGGGATCAAACTGTTGGTCGCTTTGGTTGGTGCGTTACCGCAAATCATCACCGCGATAGTCGCCGCGATACCGCAGATCGTGTCCGGTCTGGTCACCGCGATCCTTGGGTCGATCCCACAGCTTGTTTCCGCCGGGGTGGAGTTATTGGTGGCACTCATCCAGAACCTGCCAAGCATTGTTGTGCAGATCGCAAGCGCTGCCGGAGAAATCATCACCGGCCTTGTCACGGCGTTTGGGGATTCGATGTGGCGCATAGTGAACATCGGTGGGAACATCGTGCGCGGCCTTTGGGAAGGGATCACGTCTTTGGCCGGGTGGCTCTGGGATCAGGTCTCCGGGTGGATCGGTGGGATTTGGGATGGGATCACGGGGTTCTTCGGTATCCACTCACCCTCAACCGAAATGGCGTGGATCGGCCAAATGCTCGTCACGGGACTGGCCGGAGCCATAGTGAGCGAAGGCCACGAGGCGGCAGATGCCGCCGAAGGTATGGCAGCTGACGTGCTCGGGGCGATGAGTAGCCTGGAAGACGGCATCAACATCCCCATCACCGCTGACACCACCTTCAGTCCCGGCGATCTCACGGCCTCACCACCGCCGCCACAGTTGTTCAGCGGTCTCGGTGGCGCCAGCGACGGCCCGGGTGGGTTTGACCCGCAGACCCTGGTCGCCTCGGTGACGGCGAGTCTGCTGGGCGCTTTGGACCTGCGAGTGGTCCTCGATGACGGCGCGCTCGTTGGGCGGCTCACGCCAAGCATCGACGCGCGCCTGCAAACCCTGTCCCGCAGGGAAGGACTTCTCGCCAGCTACTAGCCGCAAGAGATCAGGAAGGGAGGGTGGGATATGCGTTCATTCACCATCAACGACAACGTGAACTCCGAGCGGGATCTGGGTTTACGCATCACCCGCCCACCTGTCCTTCCCGCCTCGCAGCGCGTCGTGGAACACCTCGAAGTCCTCGGGCGTGAAGGGACGCTCACTCGCGTGCAGGGGTGGGAGGACCAAGAACTCTCTTTCCAGGCCGCAGTCCAAGGCCAGGACCTCATCGGCCAATACCGGAAGGCTACTGCCGCCCTGATCGCCGCGAAGACGCTGGAGCTTTCCACCAGTCCTGGGGTGTTCTACCAGGTGAAGACCGTCATGGTTGGGGGCCTCCAGCAGTTGTTCGCTGGGTTCGCCGTGTTTGAAATCCAGATGCGCCTGGCACCTTTCGCCTACCTCCTCGATGTCCCGGTGGTGGAGTTCACCGGTCAGAAAACCCTGCTGAACGTCGGCACCGCGTATTCCCAGCCGGTCATCACCCTGGAAGGTACCGGCACGCACACCCTGACCGTCAATGGGCAGGTGTTCTCCATCAAAAGCCCCGCCGGACTACTCACTATCGATTCTGCTTTGCGCGTGTGCCGGGTCGGTTCTAAGGCCGGGGCGGATGCGATCACCCCCGACTACCCAGAGCTGAGAACTGGTTCGAACACGGTCAAGGTCTCCGCCGGGGTCACCAAGGCCATTCTGGAGCCGAACTGGAGGATGCTGTGATCACCGTTCATGCCCGCGACGCCCGCGACTTCACGTACTCCGGCCAAGCCACCCTCGACGCTGACATCATCAACCCAGTGGTGGTCGAGACTCTGAATGGTAGCTTCACCCTCGAGTTCGACTACCCAGCAGGCGCCCCAAATGCGGACCTACTGGTGGTGGAGAGCATTGTCGCCGCCCCCGTACCTGGGATGAGCGCGCGGCAGGGGTTTCGGATCAGCGAAATTGGGGCCACCACCGATTCCATGTTGCACGTGGTTTGTTTGCACGTGTTCTACGACTTGGCGACCAACCTGGTAGCCGACACGTTCATCGTCAACAAAACCCCGGCCCAGGCGCTCACCCAGCTGCTGGGAGCCGCCCAGTTCCCGACTGGGTACACCAGCCAAGGAGCCAGCAGCCCGATAGCGAACATCCGCGTGGTGCGGATGAGTGTCGCGGCAGCGATTTTGGATGCCGGAACTGACAACACGCTGATTAGCCGTTTGGGTGGGGATTACACGAGGAACAACTTTCACATCCTCCAGCAGTCTCATAGGGGCGCGGACCACGGGGTGGTGATCGCGGATCGGAAGAACCTCACCGGCTACAAAAGCACTCTGGACTTTTCGACCGTGACTACCAGGATTTTGCCGGTTGGTTTCGACGGATTGTTGCTACCCGAGTTGTATGTGGATTCGCCGCGGGTCGGTGAGTACTTGCAGCCGCATGTTCGGGTGGTGCGGTTCGAGAAAGTCAAAGCCGCCCCAGAAGGCCAGCCCCCGAAAGAGGACGAACTGACTCTCACCCAGGCGTATGCGGAGCTGCGCAGGTTGGCGAAGCTGCAGTACAGCCAGGGCAGGATCGATCAACCCGCAGCGTCTTACTCGGTGTCCTTCGCGGACCTCGCCTCCACAGTCGAGTACGCAGATCTGCAAGACCTGGAACAGGTGCTGCTGGGTGACACGGTGACGGTGATTCACACCGATCTCGGCCAGCGTCTGACTTCCAGGGTGGTGGCTTATGAGTACAACCCGCTGACCGGCTCCTACCTGAAAGTAACTCTGGGGAGTACCAGCGCGAAGTTCACGTCCCTGACCGGTAAGGTCAACGCCCTGTCTGATGCCGCCCAAGCGGCAGGGGAACTCGCCGACTTCGCCCTGACGAGCGCTTCGGGGAAGAACACCAACTACTACGGCACCAAACAGCCCGCGAACCCACAGCTCGGGGATGTGTGGTTCAAGGAAAACGGTGAACTCACCGAAATCTGGATCTGGACGACCACCAGCGATGGCACGCCGGGCTGGGTGTCCCTCGCGTCGGACTTGAACTACTCCCAAATTCAAGCTGAACTCGACATTGCCAAGGCCGAGATCCAGACCGCTATTGACGCCGCGAAAGACGCAGAAAGCGCGGCGAAAGAAGCCTCAGAGGCCATCGACGCCGCGCAGACAGACATATCCGAGGCGAAGCAAGCCGCAACAGACGCCGAGGAAACCGCCAACACCGTCCTGGAGACAGCGAAAGCCCTCGAAGAACGTCTGGCGACAGCCGAAGACGATCTCGCAGACACCCGCACCGTCGCTGACACCGCCGAGCAGACTGCGAATGCAGTGTCCCAGGTGGCGCAGGATTTGGAAGATCGGCTCAAGGCCGCTGAAGATGACCTAGCGGACACGACCACGGTTGCGGAAGGAGCAGCGCAGGTTGCGAGCACCGTCCTGGCAACCTCCAAAGCCCTGGACGAACGCCTCAAAACCGCTGAGAGCGACATTGAGGACACGCGGACTGTGGCTGCGGGAGCGCAGCAGACTGCGAACACCGTGTCCCAGATGGCAAAAGACCTCGAGGACAGGCTCAAGGTCGCTGAAGAGGACCTGGAGGACACAACTGTGGTCGCCACTGGTGCAGCCCAAACAGCTGCCCAAGTGCAGGCCCAGATCACGCCAATCAACCAGGCCGTCACCAAAGCCCAGACAGACGTGAAAACCGCCCAAAGTAAAGCCGATCAGGCTTTCACCAAGGCCACCACCGTCACCAACGACCTGAACGCCTACAAGGTGGTGATCACTGGCTATCAAGCTGACACGTTGGCGGCTATCACCGCGTTGGAAGACAACATCAACCTGCGCGTTAAGTCCGGGGAGATCATCTCCCAGATAAACCTATCGCCAGAGACGATCCTCATCGCCGCGGCGCGCATTCACCTCTCCGGTGAGACCACCATCGACGCTGGGGTCATCAAGACGGCGATGATCGAAGATGCTGCAATCACCAACGCCAAGATCAGCGCGTTGGATGCTGCGAAGATCACCACCGGATACTTGGCGGCAGCGAGGATCAAGGCCGGGACCATAACCTCGGAGAAGCTCACGGTCGCTGACGGATTCATTGCCACGGCGATGATCGCTGACGCGGCCATCACGGACGCCAAAATCGGCAGTCTCGACGCTTCGAAGATAACGACCGGGTTCTTGGCGGCGGAGCGCATCGAAGCCGGAGCCATCACCAGCGATAAGTTGACGGTGGCTGATGGGTTTATCAAGACCGCGATGATCGCTGACGCGGCCATCACTAACGCCAAAATCGCCAGTCTCGACGCTTCCAAGGTCACGACCGGCTATTTGGCGGCAGCGCGGATTGAGGCCGGGGCCATCACCAGTGACAAGTTGACGGTGGCTGATGGGTTTATCAAGACCGCGATGATCGCTGACGCGGCCATCACTAACGCCAAAATCGCCAGTCTCGACGCTTCCAAGGTCACGACCGGCTATTTGGCGGCAGCGCGGATTGAGGCCGGGGCCATCACGAGCGACAAGCTCACGGTGGCTGACGGTTTTATTGCGACCGCGA